CTTTATGGGTTGCAAGATAAACAATTGACTTCCGCCCCCGCATTAAATCTTTTTTGATTATGAAATCGGATATATCCATCTTTTCATGACTTTATAATTAAAAAATATAAATATTACTTAGGTATGATTTTAACACCTGGTATGATACAAGATTTAAAATCTGTAAGTGAAATGTCTACACGCAAAGGCTGGGAGTACGCAGGTGCCCTGGACATTGTGAACAGAAAGGGGGTATGGATATACAGGGGTATAAAGTATAACACGTCCAAACACAGAATGCACGTAGAAAGGGAGCATTGGGATAGTCCTGTCATATTTCATACCCACCCTGGTATTTCTGGAAATTACGTGACCCTCCCGAGCAATGCAGATTTTAACAATTCAGAAATAAATAAAATAAATATAATTTGTGACAATTTAGGATTTTATGTTATAAAAGTTTATAATGATAAATTACCGGAAAATGTCATGGAGGGTGTAAGACGGGATCCATTTTTGAGACTTAGACAATTTAGTGATAATGGTATGGAATATTTTGCAATTAATGATTTACGGGAGTGGAAAACATTTATAAACCTGGAACTTAATCCATATCTTTTATCTCTTCATGGCATAGATTTGAAATATAGGGAATATTTTGCTTAAAGAAATGCCACGTCATCAATATAGAAATGTCTAGCGCTCTTGCTATTGCCCCTATCAGATGTGTTTCTACGCAGAAGAAGTTCAAGCCTCCTCTCAAAAAGATTGAGAGGTCTAATAACTACCTGGCTGTCGCGGAGCGAATTAATGGACGTGCCGCTATGATTGGTTTTAGTTCCGCACTTGCCGATGAAATTATGACTGGACATTCGATTAGTACACAATTTCATGAACATGTGGGTCTTACGGTTGCCGTGAGCGCCCTTACATTTTTGGGTACGGCCATCAACTCTGATGACGAGGGGTATATTCAAGGTTTTTTTGAACCCGAGAAGGAACTTATTAATGGGCGTCTCGCTATGATCGGTGTACTTTCTCTACTTCTCACCGAATCCCTTCATCCGGGTGTCCCCTTATTTTGATTTAGGTGAACGCGTCTTCCTACCGGATGGTAGATTTCTCGGTGAAGGAGATTTCTTGTTGGATGGTAAGGGAGAAAGTTTTCTCGGTGAAGGAGATTTCTTGATGGTTGCGAGTGCGTTTTGTATTTTCGTAGTCGATGCGGTTGTTTTAGTATTTGTAGATGGTAAATAAGATGTTTTTTTGATGGTTGCGAGTGCGTTTCGTATCATTTCAGATGTTGAAACAGGGTTTTTTTGGGTTGAAACAGGGGCCGTTGTTTTTTTTAGTAACATAAGAAAGAGCTCTCTGCATCTGAGCTGTAGTCGATGATGTATGTGCCTGTCCCGCTGGTCGCCTTCCGTTTGGTCTACCCTCAGGGAGTAATTTTTTACCTTCAGGTGAATTTAAGGGTGGTACCTTCAATTGTAGTACGCCATCTTCAGGTCTATATGTAAACCCCTTTTTGATAGTGTAAAAAGGATACGCATATTCTGAGGAACGTAAAGTTAAGTATTCGGCATTAAAACGCAGCGCTTCTTTTTTTAATTCTTCAATTAATTTTGTTCCAAATCCCAGTTTTTTTGGAGATCCACTTTTATCACGTGGCCTCGCACACAAAAGATCGACATACAAATCTTTACCCTTTAGATGAGCAATTGTATATCCTATAATTCTTCTAATGTTCCAATCTATTAATACTTTTATTATCGATGGATTTGAACGATTTTTAAGAGCCTTCTTTTCGATATCATCAAATCCCAAACCTCTACAGATATACGTTACACTCGACTTTTTTATAAAATCTTGGTCCATTAGATGTTCAGCTAGATACAAAGGTGGTAGTTTAGCATTACGCGGGAAGTTCCTATACGTTGTGTATAAAGTAATACCACTATTATTAGTTTGTATGTTATGATATGGCTTAGTCATTTTCCTAATGTATTCCCTGATGTATTTCATATTATAACGCAAGTTTTTTTTGTACCTAAGTAGAATTGAAAATGTTTCTTTTCAAGACTATCCAAATTCAAATATGTTTGACATGAGCAAAAGCCTTGCTGAGCAGACGGAGCCCGTGCTTCGTGCGCTTCTCAGTCTCCATAAAACAGAGGAAGGAAGGCAGAAAATCATCGATATTCTCGAAGCAAAAAAAGAAACCTAAGTAAAAAAATTGAAAATCATCCCCCATCTTCCAAGATGTTCTGCAAGGCCATCACTTCCCGTGGTACCCCTTGCATCGCCCATTGCAAGGCTGGTTCCGAGTACTGCCACAGTCATGACAAGCTCCCGCGCACCGAATGCCCCGTGTGTCTAGAGGAGGTTCCCCACATCCGCAAGCTCCGATGTGGACATCCCCTGTGTGTAGAGTGTTATCAGAGGATGCAGACTAATGCATGCCCACTGTGTAGAAGACCCGGTTCTTATCCAATTAAAATGTGGAGGAAACTCCATGAACTCAATGAGCTACTGTACGATCTTCATGACATGGCGATGAGAGCTTTCCACGACCATGTAGATTGGGGAGTTGAGAGATACAATAGCACTCAATATATAGACACTGTGACTAAAGTAGTGGACATTTCTTGTAGTATCCATAGTGTCGTTTTTCGCCAACCTGATTTTTTAGCACATATATCCAACGGGTGTGGCGGAATACCCAGGGGGAAGGATGATATACTGTGCTGTGCTAGGAGATTTCACAGTTGTGTGGATTCCTTTAAACATAGGACAGGTTTCCGTCCTGTGTATCGTGGGTACAAAGAGTTACCAGTGATTTTGTACCCACTCGCATTCCCTTGTGCTAGATGGGTGGCGGAGTCAGAACGGCGCTGGGCTGAATACCGTGAGTGGCAGGAGTGGGAGAGTCGGCAGACCGTTCATCCACTCGCTCGCAACCATCTGGGATATGAATGGGTCCCTGATCCATAAACTCTTTTTTTTTTGTAGCCTAAGTGATTTTTTAGAATTGTAATAATTAAAATTAAAATGATCACTTTTTGGTCGAGAAGTAAAAATCCCGCACACCGCTACCTTTCTAATTTTCAACTCCTACCCCGGGGCTTACATATACCCAACGACTTTTTCATTTCATATGTGACCGGATACACTTTTCCCACTGTAGAAAATGCTTTCCAGGCTTGTAAGTATGCATATTCAAACGATCCCTCGAGTATCCAGGAGCTTACGTGTTGCTCCCCACGGGAAGCGAAAAGTATGGGTTCAAAGGGAGGTATGAAAAAACACGGGACTACTCTGGATGTAGAAACATGGAACAATGTATCATTCGAATGTATGAGTGAATTGATAAAACTCAGGTTCGAACAGGATTCTCAATTTAGGGATACAATCCTTAAAGCGGAAAATGATTTTTATCATATTGAGACGAGACCTCCGTACATTTGGGGTGGTTGTATGAAACATGGGAAATGGATCGGTCAAAATAGACTTGGTAACATACTCAACAGCTTAAAAAAATAAAGTCTCACTATAATATAAAATGTCCGGTGGTATTGCACAACTCGTTGCTATAGGTGCTCAGGATGCTCACATTGTGGGACGTCCCGAGGTTTCTTTTTTCCGTTCCAGTTACAAACGTCACACCAACTTTGCTCAGACTGTCGAGCGCCAGGTGATTCAAGGTAACCCCTCCCCGGGTGGTATGTCTACCGTGCGTTTTGAGCGCAAGGGTGACCTCCTTAGCTATGTGTACCTTGCTCCCAATGATGGAGTTCTTGCTACTTCTATTGCTCCTGCAGATTGGCTGACACAGATTGAGAAGGTGGAACTTCTCATTGGTGGTCAGGTTATTGACACTCAAACTTCTAACTTTTCTCAGTACATCGCACCCACTCTGAATGCTCAGAATCTCACAAAGTCCAAGTCTGGTTTCGCCGAGGCTGCCTTATCTAGGTTCTACCCTCTTCGCTTTTCTTTCTGTGAAAACTGGCAGTCTGCCATCCCCCTGATTGCTCTCCAGTATCACGATGTTGAGATTCGTATTACGTGGGGTTCCGCTCTTACCCACAAGTGGGAGTGCTACGCTCACTACGTGTACCTCGATACCGATGAACGCACCGCGCTCTCGGGTACGCCTCAGAACATGCTGATTACCCAGACGCAGCGTGCCATTGCATCTGGTTCCAAGACCCAGGAGCTTAACTTTAATCATCCCGTGAAGCTCATAGCGGCCGCTGACGGTTCTGCTCTCACCATGGCAGCAGACGCCAACAAGCTGAAGCTTCAGATTAACGGTACCGATGTGACTGACTTCAAGTTTGTCGACCCCCATTACACGGCCGTACCTCTCTACTATCACACTTCCTCTTCTAAGGATGAATCAGGTGATGGAAACAACAAGAAGGTTTTCCTGTACCCCTTCTGCCTCGACACCTGCAAGCTTCAGCCCACGGGTTCATTGAACTTCAGCCGTCTCGATTCTGCTCGTATTGTTAATGACACATCCAACTCTAACGATGATATTTACGCGGTGAACTACAACATTCTTCGCATTGAGAATGGTATGGGTGGTCTCATGTACTCGAATTAAATAGTTATAATTAATAAATGTGGCACTTAGTGTTTATTTTAGCTTTTGTGTTTATGATCACATATGATCCCAAGTCTAAAACCCTAGAAAAGATTTTACCAAATGCAGAATGCCGCGAAGGACATTTCCAGGAGGTGCAATTTGCACAAAAAGGATATGAATGTCCACAGGGCGATAAAACCCGTATGGGTGCGATTATATCAACTTAAAAACAATCAGAGAGTAGTATATAGATATGTTATCTTTTGATCGTGATACTGCTCATATTGTTCTTGTTATCGCATGCATTGTCGGAACTCTTTATCTGTACAGGGAGTTTAATAAGGCTAAGGATGATATGAAAAAGGCGCACAATACTTTTGTTTCTAGTGTGATTGAACAGTTACAACCCCCTCCCCCACCCGTTCAGAAGACTGTAAAGACGGGTGAAATCGAGGAGGTCGTGGAATCTTCGGAATAAACATATTGTCAAATATTAGGAATGCCCATGTGCAATGAAAAAACACAAGGCAATAGCAATACCCGTAACATTTACGGGAGGAGTTCCAAAGTTTTTGACAGTTCGAGATAAAAGATATAAGGAGTGGATATTCGTCACCGGAGGCTGTAGACGCAAAGAGATATATAGTCCACTCAGATGTGCATTGAGAGAATTAGAGGAGGAAACAAGAGGAATAGTGAACTTAAAGAGAGGTGAATACACAGACTTTAAGTTTACAGTAAAAGAAAGTCCTGATATGGAACTGGAATATCAGGTCTTTATATTTTTTGTAGACTTTTCAAAATGTCAACAAAGTGAAATAATTAGAAAGTTTAACGAAGAAAAATATAAAATGCAAAATAAAAAAATACAGATCAAGAGGGCGTATGATGAAAATGATTATTTAAGTTTCGACACTTTATCGGAGTTTAATTCTAGAAATCAATGGGAAAGAATAAAAAACAATGTCATAAAAAATCCAGAGTTTTATGCATGCGTGTCTTCCCACAATAGAAAAACATTTTGTATAAAGTAGGATGCGATCCAAGAATTATATTTTACAGCAGATAAAAGATATTTTAGAAGAAAAAAATTATAGCGATGAAGAAATTATAAGGATTATAAGTGATAAAGAAAAACTCACTGTATACGAACTTTTAATGTATAAAAAAGAAATTTCCAATATAGAGAGTAACGAAAATGATTTTGTCCCCATAACAACCCGATTAAAAACACCCCTCTTATAATATGGAAGTATGTTCAGAAAGTGGTGTAGGTCAGAAGGTTTCTGTAACAGTTCCAATCTATCACATGTGCTCATGGACGGTGGAGTCCTATCTGTTCCATTTGATAGATTGAATGATTTTTATGAAAAGTATGTTGAAGCTATTAAAAATAAAGAAAAGATTTTTGTAGTGGAACAAAAAACACCCACCTATAATTTTTTTGTAGATTTGGATTATAAAGACGAAGATGAACTCACTATAGATCAACTAAAAGATGTATGTAGGTTCATATGTGACCGCGTGAAAAAATATGGTGGTGATGAGGCAATTGTGTCTGTAGCCGAACCCAAATCCTGTGGTGAGGGTTTAATAAAACATGGTATACACATAAATTGGAAAAACTTTGTCGTAGATAGAGATTCTGCTATGGCATTGAGGGGTCATATTATTTCTGGTTTATCTCGCATATATAGCTCAAAAAACTGGGAAGATATTGTAGACCTTTCAGTTTACGGTGGTACCAAGGGGGCAGCTAGGGGTAGTGGGTTTCGTATGCCATGGTCTCACAAACGCGCTAAACACGAAGAATGTCAGGGTAGGGGTTGTGAACTTTGTGAGAAGGGGAAAATTACACAAGGGATGTATGTACCTCTTTTCAAATATACCTCCGGTCCCTTCCCCATGCTCATGGAAATTGATAAGGAACCTAGTGTCGATATGCTATGGGCGGTGACATTGAGGACACAAGAAACTAACTTTGTCACGGTAGAAGGTGCCACGAGAAAGGAAGGTACCCTCACCGCAGCCCAAATGAAAAATGAGTTGGAAGATTCTACTATATGTCAAGAAATACAGACTTTCATTAGGAAAAACATGGATGGTCAATCTAATATGGAAGTCACGAAAATATATGTACATAAAAACCATTATCTCGTGAGTTCAAACTCTAAGTATTGTGAAAATCTTAAGAGGGAGCATTCATCTAACCATGTGTGGTTTCACATAGACAATAACACGATAGTTCAGAAATGTTTTTGTAGATGTGAAACAAATAGGGGGAGGCACCATGGTTTCTGTAAAGACTTTTCGGGTAGAAGACATTTTTTGAGTTCTAAGATTTTGAGGCTCTTGTATGAAGATAAAGTACCGACTTATAATACAAAAAAGGTACAAGTTAAACCTGGTGAAACTGAATCCCTGGAATTATTACAAAAATATATTCAAAAATATATAATTAGTACTGATATTACACTGAAAAATATAAATAGGGAAAAGGGTAAAGGGAAATATACTGTACATAGTGAATATATATGTTCATCTTGTAATACTGAAAATGTTCAATTTTCAATTGATAAAAAAACAATTCGACAAGTTTGTAAATGCAAAACGAGACAACATATACTTATAGATAAAATTGTTAATACATTAAAATGATTGCCTATCTAGTTTTTTTTACTATAGGAACATATATGCTCACAAGACTACTGAACCCTAAAATAAAAAAAAATGAAGAAGATGAATTAGATCTTTTGTTACTAGAATCTAAAAAATATTCATACATTGATGAAGGTATTTATGGAAACTTTTTTTCAAATATAAGAATGGCGGAAAATAGTAAGAAAGCTCACCCAGATATATCACTCCAGATGCTTAGACGAGCATTACATCAATTGAAGGCCCTCCCCCTGTACCTAGATGATGTTGATGAAGATATTGAAGCTGATATAAACAT